AATGGAGAAAGGATGCTGCCCGTATCCACTTTGAAAACGAGCGGCAAAAATCCAAACGATTACAGGTAATGAAGACCGTGCAAGTCATGTCGCGGTTCAAAGATGATCGGGTGTACTTTCCCGGCAATCTGGACTTCCGGGGCCGATGGTACTACATACCCCACTATTGGCAACCACAAGGCCCGTCGTGGACGAAGGCGACTCTGAGGTTTGAGGACGGGGCTAAAATCAACGATTCGGGTGTTAGATGGCTCTACATCAATGCTGCTAACAAGTGGGGCATGGATAAAAAAACCTTTACTGACCGATACAGGTGGACTGAAGCCAATATCGAGATGATCAAAGCGGTTGGAGCAGAACCGACATCAAATATGGATTGGACAAAAGCGGACGATCCATTCGGGTTTGTTGCGGCTTGTCACGAAATTTCAGAATTGCACTTGCAAGGATCTTCATTCCGCACTACGCTGCCCGTCGCACTTGATGCGACAACACAAGGATTGCAGATTTACGCAATGCTGCTTAAAGACCCAGTGTCTGCCTTGTCTACAAACGTCCTGCCGGACAGCGAGCCATCTGATACTTATCAGTTGGTCGCGGATCGTGTTATTCAGAAACTCCAAGAGAGTTCTGACTCATACGCAAAGAAATGGCTTGAGTTTGGGATCACTCGTACATGCACAAAGAGACAAACAATGACTCTGTGCTACGGATCTACCTTCTACTCCTGTCAGTCTTACACCGCAGAGTGGTTCTACAAAGAGTTGAAAGCAGGAAGAGACAATCCCTTTGATGAAGAGACGTACGCTCCGTGCAACTTTTTGTCGGCTTTGATTTGGGAAGCCATCAACGAAATTGTTGGTGCTGCTCATACCTGCATGGAGTGGCTTAGAGATTGCACCAAAGTTCTCCTTGAGCATGACGTCACTCCTCGCTGGGTTACTCCCCTTGGCTTTCCCGTCAAGATGAGGTACGAAAACTATGACTCACAGACAGTCAAGACTATTGTGGCTGGGAATGTCAGGAGACACCGCATCAATGTTGAGAATGGAGAAACAAGTAAGCGGAAGACAATCAACGGCATTTGTGCAAACCTTGTTCACTCTTTGGACGGCGTTGGTGGCATCCTCGGCTTGACAGTGTTGAAGTGTTTGGAGAGAGGAGTAAACAACATCTTTGGTGTTCACGACTCTGCTTCTGTTCTTGCTACTGACTGTGACCTGTTCAACGAAGCGGTGCGTGAAGCCACCGTCGAAATCTTTGAAGATGACATGCTTGGAAAAATCGAACAAATGTTCTTGACCATGTTGCCATCTGGTGTACACTTACCTTCCGCTCCCCAACGTGGGGACTTGGATATCACCAAGGTGTTGGACTCACCTTACTACTGGAATTGAAAGGATTCCCTTATGAGACGTACTCTTACCAAGTACACAACTAGCGTGGGCATTGCCCGTTACCCGCACCTGTCTGAACCGGACACCAAGTTCGACGAAGACGGCGTTTACACCACCCAACTGATTCTCGATGTTGATGATGTCGAAGAGTTGGAAGGCATGATTGAAAACGCCAAGAACGAGTTGGCTGACGAGATCCGATCTCAAAAGCCCAACACCAAGTTCAAAGAAGGTGCAAACCCAATCACCGAACACGACGAAGATGCAACCAAGCGAATCGTCAAGTTCAAACTGAAAGCCAAGGGTGGCAAAGGTTCCGAGACTTGGGACCAAAAGCCAGCCATCTTCGATGCCAAGGCAAAGCCTTTCAACGGCAGCGAGAACATTGGCGGCGGCAGCAAGATCAAAGTGTCCTGCGAGATCGTCCCCTACCACACTGCATTGGCTGGCCTCGGTGTCTCACTCCGACTCAAGGCTGTGCAAGTAATCGACCTTGTGGAGTTCACCGGCAAGACTGGTGATGCTTCGGCTCACGGCTTCTCAACAGAAGAAGGTTATGATTCGGCAACCACGGAGATCCCGCATGTTGCCGATGATGACGTCCCCTTCTAACCAAGTATCCTTTCTTTCTCGTCCAGACGGCTCCTATCTTGTCTGGATACCAGTGGAACCTGTCCCTGCCTCAAGACCCCGTGTCACGAGGCAGGGCAGGGTCTACTACGGAAAGAGATACACAGCATTCCGAAAACAAGTGGAGACTTTGAAGGATGCTTCGACACTACCTGACTTGTTCCCCCTCAGTGGGTGGCTGACAATGTTCGCCAGTTTTTACTTGCCTTCTCCCAAGAAGACAAATAGATTGGCCCCCCGTGGTGACGTTGACAACTTCTTCAAGACCCTCGACTCGTTCAATCGGTTCTTGTGGTACGACGATGATCAAATCATCTGTTCGGTCACCACGAAGCAATACGGGGAAACCCCCGGTATCCTGATTGGAGTGAAAGAGGTTGAGCGAATTCCTGAGACACGAGCCTTGTCCCAAGTGTGGGAGTAAGGATAATCTGGCCCGTTACGATGATGGGCATGCCTACTGCTTTGGCTGCGAGTACTACGAACATGCAGACGGGCAGGAAAAACAATTAGTGGAGAAACCTAAAGTGGCAAACTTAATTGACTACGAGATCAAGGATCTCAAGCAGAGAAAACTAGATGAAGATACATGTAAGAAGTGGGATTACGGAGTTGGTAAGTTCAACGGGCAGGCTTGTCACGTTGCCAATTACCGCGACAGTGAAGGCAATGTTGTTGCTCAGAAACTTCGGTTCCGTGACAAGTCTTTTGTATGGCTGGGAGAAACGACGAAAGTTGGACTCTATGGTTCGCACCTATGGCGGAACGAAGGCAAGATGGTGGTTGTCACGGAAGGAGAATTGGATGCTCTCTCAGTTAATCAAGCATTCGGACTCAAATACCCGTGCGTATCGGTTCCAAATGGATGCAAGTCAGCCAAGCGACTCATCGCCAAGAACATCGACTGGCTGGAAACCTTTGAGTCTGTTGTCCTCTGCTTTGACCAAGATGAGCAGGGCCGTGCGGCTGCTAAGGAGGCGGCGGCAGTCCTAAGTCCCGGTAAGGTCAAGATTGTTACATCACTCGGATTCAAAGACGCTAACGAAGCGTTGATGAATGGCAACTCTAAGGCAATCGTTGACGGTATCTACGGAGCCAAGACGTATCGACCTGACGGTGTGGTTGACGGTACAGATTGCTGGGATTTGATCACAGCAGAGCAGAACACCAAGTCTGTGTCTTACCCGTGGTCTGGCCTCAACGAGAAGTTGTTCGGCATGCGTGGCGGTGAGTTGGTGACCCTGACCGCAGGCACGGGTGTTGGTAAGTCATCGGTTGCCCGTGAACTTGCGTACCACCTGATGGGTGTGGGTGAGAAGGTTGGATACATTGCTCTTGAGGAATCCATCCGTAAGACATCCGAATGTCTGATGGGTATTCACATGGCGAAGCCCCCGCACCTGTGGGACGAAAGCATTACCATTGAGAAGAAGCGTGAGGCTTTTGAGAACACTGTTGGCTCCGGCAAGTGTGTGATGTATGACCACTGGGGATCTATTGATCCGAGTAACCTCCTCAATCAAGTGCGGTACATGGCCCGTGCGATGGACTGCAACTTCATCTTTATTGATCACCTCTCCATCGTGGTGTCTGCTTTGAGCGAAGGCGACGAGCGTCGGATGATCGACAACACCATGACCAAGTTGCGGAGCCTGATCGAGGAGACTGGTGTTCACCTGTGCCTCATCTCGCACCTCCGCCGTCCAGAGGGCCGGTCACACGAAGAGGGTGGTTCTACTTCTCTTGCCCAACTCCGTGGCTCTCACGCCATCGCCCAACTCTCTGACGCGGTGATCGGCTGCGAGCGGAACCAGCAGGACGATGCGAACGCCAACCTTCTGACCTTGCGTGTCCTGAAAAATCGTTATGCTGGTGACACGGGTGAGTCTTGCACTCTTGAGTACAACCGTGACAACGGGCGACTGCTTGAGTGGATTCCACCCGACATCGTTGAGGTTCCAAATGGCGAGTAAACGTTACGAACGCATCAGGAACATGGGCTTCAGCCGCTGCCGAAAGGGGCTGGAGTTCCATGCTCCTCTTGACATGAAATCAAGAACAGATGTGGAAGGAGCAAAAGGTGCGGAGTACTGTGACATGCCTTGGACAGGCGAGCCGTATTCCTACACGAAGATTGCCCAACACATTGGTGAGCAAGAGGGGCGACCAATCGCTCGGCAACGTGTGGAGCAAATCGAAAAGTACAGCCTGATTCCACGGCTTAAGTTGGGTCTAGTACAAGTTCCAGAAATTCGTGACTTGCTGATTGAGATGGGATACGGAGAACAAGTAAAGGAGATTTTGGAGTATGCCGAAGAGAATAATCTTTGACATTGAAACGAATGCAATCAAGGACTTCAACACACTGTGTGGTCTAAAAACTTGCCACTGCATCGCCATGAGCATCGACGGTGAAGAGCCGAAGATCATGGAGAACGGTGACGCACTGCAACTCATGCAAGAAGCAGAGATGCTGATCGGGCACAACATTATGAAGTTCGATCTTCGTGCCCTTAAACGGCTGTACCCTGACTTCAACTACCAAGGCGAAGTTCGAGACACTCTGGTAATGAGCCGCTTGTTGTTCGGGGATTTGATGTCAACTGACCACCAAGCAATTGAGTTCCCTCGTAAACTCATGGGTAGTCACTCACTCAAAGCATGGGGTGTCAGACTGGGCATCCACAAAGGTGACTTTGGTGAGGACACTGATTGGTCGTGCTTTACGCCGGAGATGGCTGAGTACTGCAAGCAGGACGTAGCGGTGACCGCTGCTCTCTGGAAGCGGATTCAAGAGGAGGATCCTGACTTCCGCCCCACCCAACTGGAACACGACTTCGCGGCAATCATCCACGCACAAGAGATCGACGGATTCGTGTTCGACGGAGAAAGGGCTAGAGCCTTACACTCCACGCTGCTCGATGAGAAATGCCGCATCAAAGAGCAACTCCAAGAAGTCTTCCCGCCAGCAATCATCCAATTGAAGACAAAGACAAAAGAAGTACCGTTCAACCCCGGCAGTAGAAAGCAAATCGCGGAGAGACTGATTGAGAAATACGGGTGGGAACCGGCTGACTTTACTGAATCAGGTCAACCCAAAGTAGATGAATCGGTACTAACGTCTCTCCACTACCCTGAGGCCAAGTTGGTTGCCAGATACTTGCTTGTCAACAAGCGTCTGGGCCAACTGGCTGAGGGGGAGAACGCATGGCTTAAGTTGGAGAAGGGGGGAAGGATTCATGGCTCTGTAAACCCATGTGGTTGCGTGTCTACGCGATGCACACACAGCAAGCCCAACATGGCTCAAGTCCCGAGCGTAGGCTCCCCGTGGGGTAAGGAGTGTCGTGAACTCTTCACGGTGGAGCCGGGAAACGTGTTGGTGGGTGCGGATATGAGCGGGTTAGAACTACGCATGCTGGCTCACTATGTTCATCCGTATGACCAAGGACGCTACACAGCAGAGATTCTCGATGGCGACATTCACACAGCAAACCAAGAGGCAGCGGGACTTGAGACTCGCAACCAAGCCAAGACCTTTATCTACGCCTTCTTGTACGGGGCTGGTGATGAAAAGATTGGTTCCATTGTTGGCGGTGGTCGTACTGCTGGTCGCCGCATCAAGAAACAGTTTCTTCAGAGAATGCCCGGCATTCAAAAACTACAGCAAGCCATCAAGACTGCGGTTCGGCAACGCCCGCATCTGGTGGCCCTTGACGGACGGAAGTTGAAGATCAGGTCAGAGCATTCTGCCTTGAACCTTCTACTCCAGTCTGCTGGATCAATCGCCATGAAGAAAGCCACGGTCAACCTGTGGAACTACCTCAGTCACATGCCAAACATCAAAGCCAGACAGGTGGCTCATGTGCATGACGAGATGCAGATTGAGTGCCGTGAAAGTCAGGGCGATGAGGTTGGCAAGTTGGCGGTGGATGCCATGAAGGATGCAGGCGATGATCTTGGTGTCAAGTGTCCACTAACAGGTGAGTACAAGATCGGGTACAATTGGGCTGAGACACACTAATGAGTATTGAAGACAACGAACTATTCGACATACCCTCAGAAGCCATGATCAAAGAACTGCAATCTCGGTTCGATGAGATGGTGTTTCTAGGGGCAGAGCATCGAACCAGAAGCAGTGAAGACATTACGGTGGCTTTTGCTGGTTCTTACCACGCAGTCATCGGTCTCATTGAGATTGGCAAACTGGCATCCAAAGCGGGGGGAGCGTTGTCTGAAGATGAAGACCCTGCTGGTTGATGGAGATGTAGTCCTGTATGAAGTCACCACCTCAGTGGAAGAGGCTATCTGCTGGGGTGATGATTTCTGGACGCTTCATGCCGACATGAAGGTAGCGAGGGGCAAACTCAACGCCAATCTCGCGGCACTTAAGAAGACGCTCAAGGCTGACAATATGGTCATTGCTTTGAGTGATGTGGGCCGGAACTTCCGCAAACACCTATCACCCGACTACAAAAAACATCGCAAAAGAAAGCGAAAGCCGGTCATTTACTACGAACTCCGGGAGTTCTGTGAAGATGTCTATGAGTGTGTTTGCTGGGAAAATTTGGAGGCGGATGATGTCCTTGGCCTCCTGTCTGACTCGTATGTAAACTCAACAATCGTGACCATCGACAAAGACCTGCGAACCATCAAAGGCAACCACTACAACCCAATGAAGCCAGATGAGGGCGAAACATGGGTGGATAGTAAAGAAGCGGATTTCAACTTCTACAAGCAAGCCATGATGGGTGATCTGACTGACGGATACAAGGGGTGTCCCGGTGTCGGGCCTAAGACGGCTGAACGCCTGCTCAAAGAGCATGGCTCCTCGTGGGAAACAGTCCGTGACGCATACCTAAACGCTGGTGAGACAGAGGATTACGCTCTCCTTCAGGCTCGCATGGCACGAATCCTACGCCCCGGCGAGTACAATGAGCGAACTGGAGAGCCAATACTATGGCAACCGTAAACCGTGCTGAACTACTGCAAATCCATTCTGAGGTCTGTAACAAGGCTAGACGTCTTATGGAACGCAAAAACCATGACTATAGCGGCGGGG